CAGAGGTCGTAAAACCAGCTGGCGGTGCCGTCCGGGGTGGAGATGAAGAGTGCCCAGCCTTGTTTGTCCGCAAGGGCTGGGCGGATGACCTCGAACCAGACTTCAGCGTCCATGAAGGCGGCTTCGTCCAGCACCACGCCAGCCAAGCTGCGGCCTCGGAGGGCCATGGCGTTTTCAGTGCCCTTCAGTTCGATTGTCGAGCCGTTCACCAGCTCAATCTTGAGGTCGGTCTCGTTTTTGCTCTTGATCCACGCTTTCGGGACCAGTTTTTTCATCACCTTCCAGGCGATATCCTTTGCCATCCGGTATGTAGGGGCCGCGTAAAAGAATGTTTCGCCCGGCTTTTCGATCGCCCCACGCAATAATTCGATGCACGAGAGGTAGCTTTTTCCAAAGCGGCGACCTGCTACCAACACTCTGAAGCGTTTGCGGCTACCGAAGACCTGACCCTGGGCGTAGCGAAGGGTGAGTGCTCCAGCAGATTCGGGCATTTTGTAGTAGACGGGTACCTTCTAGGGTATTACAGGAATTGAACCCCTGCCCCCGGTGTGTAACAGTGAAGGAAATTGAGGATATGTCAGTAGGTTCCCTGGGCCACGCCCCCACTCCGCCGAACTCGAGCCTTACCCCGGGATGAGAACGGTTATCAGTCCCGGGGCGGCAGGAGTTAATCGGCGCGTCAGGGTGTCACGTCAACCACGCTCTCAAGAAACAACATTGCGGCATCGTGGCAACGTGCCATGCGCTCAGTCGCCTGGCGCTCGGCATCGGCAAGCGTGGGAGCTTGCAGCAAGTAACCGAAGCCGATGGCAGCGCCAGCCGGAAGAGCGTCGCGATCGGTGCGGGTGATGTTGATGCGGAAGGTGCGGGTCATGGTTCGCTGGGCTTGCGTTACTGTGTAAGTCTACAGGATAGGGGACCGGATTGCGGCCCGGATCGCCGGATCCGTTCCGGTCTGTAGATTGTCACACTAGCGGCCCAACACCACAAGCCGGCACTCAGCAGCCGATCGACCGGCAGACTCGCATCGTGCCAGCAGCGTGTCGGTGCTGGGTGTTGAGAAGCCCCAAGCAAGCGTGCCAGCCATCAGGGTTAGGAACACTGGGGGGCGGAGTAGGAAGGAGAGCATGGTGAGCTTGGCTTGCTTACTCTCCCATTGTTGCACACTATCGACCAAGGCGCAAGGCGGGAGCCGTGCCAGCCGTAACGCCTACCGGAGGGTAGTGGTTCAGCTGTACTAGTCCGCCTGGCGCTTGTCTTCCACCACGATGGAGAGCGAGGGCGTGCCAAGCGCGGCCTGCGTCTCGATCGCTGCCTCGCCTAGGTGGGCGCCTAGGTCTTTCAACCCAAGCATCGCAACCTGCAGGTTGCCCTTGCTGATTGCTTTGTTGATCAGTCGCAGGCGCATACCCTGCAGACGAGAAAGCATAGCCTCCCGATCCTTCTGCCAGTCCTCCTCATTCCACTTGGTGACGACGCGCCAGTCCATCCAGGCGGTCTTTTCGCTGATGCTTTCTCTAGAAGCGTGATCTAGAACTAGCTGCCGTGTCGTCAGTCCCTCCAGCTGCCGCCGATACAAACGACGCTGGCGTTCTTCGATGACGACATTCGGGTTGCGCTTGCCATAACAACCCAGCGGATGTTTGGCCTTTTTGTCTTCTACTTCCGCCGACACTTCCGGCGCTTGATTGTTAGCTTCCGGATTGTCCGACATTGTTAGATTCTGCGGCCGTTTGGTTCAATACTAGCGCCACCACTGCGGCACAATAAAAAGCCCGGCCATTCATGCCGGGCCGTTGATCAGTGAGAGCGCCAGCTCAAATGCTGCGCACAACATGCCAGCTGCTCGGCGTCTCGGGAATCAGGCTGTAACCGTCGCCAATCTCCAGCTCGCGCCAGGCATCGGCCCAATCTATGCAAGTGTGCGGCCATACCAGCTCTCGGTTAATCGCGCCGATCTCATCGGCCAGCGTTTGAGCGTAGTCTGCGCCAGCCTGAGCCTCGCTGTAACCGTCAGCAGTGCCGCAGTAAGCATCACACAGCTGCTCAGCTTCAATGCCGTGATCATCGAAAGCCTGGATCAGCTCAGCCGTGCCAGCCGGATCCTCGCAATCAATACCACGTTCTTCCAGCGCTTCGGCCCAATCCTCCACAAGCCAGAATCCGAAGCACGCGCCATCGCCTTCTGAAGCGCCAAACCAGAAGCCGGTAGGCGCCAGCTCATTCAAGCGGTCAAACGCCCAAGCGGTTGCAATCTCCCAGGCGTCGCAGGGCTCCGGCCCGGTAAGGTCTGAAGCGTAGGCAGCACACTGCTGTAGATCGGAGCGGAACGGTTCCGGTACGTCTTGCCCCAAGCGGTCAAAAGCACCTAGGTAGGCATCCGCTAGGTGATCGGTGCGCAGTGTGTCAGTGCTGACGATCCAGGGGAAGGCTGCCAGCTGTTCGGTGGTGTAACGGGTCATGATGCGAGCCTATGGGTTGGGTCTCGTGTGAGAGTGTAGAACCGGATCCGGCCCGGCGTCAATACCGGGAGCGCCAGCCCAATAGGCGGCAGACCCTAAGCCAGCTGGAATCGGTGATCCAATCGGGCCGATGCACCGATGCCGTAACGCTCAGGGCATCCTCTCCCGCGAGATCACGCCAGAAGGGGGACAGCCAGAAGTCAGACTGCGGATCCAGTGTGATCCAGCTGGGAACCGTGGCGCCGTCACCTTCCGCGTAGCAACCTGCCAGCCGATCGGTAAGGTCGCGGAAGGTGCCGCGTGGTTCGGTGGTTCTGATCAGTGCCATGGATGGGCTTCGACTGAACTTCACCACAATACTACATCAGAGCCAGCTGGCAAGCCTTGCGCCTGGTGGTAGTGTTAGAGGGTATCCCTCAAGCCGAATCCCGGCAGGATCGCACCATGAGACAAACGACCTTTGCAGCCCTTCCGGTAGGGGCAGAGTTTTGGTGGGGCGGCTACACGCCAGAGCGCTCCAACTGGGGCCGCAAGCGCTCCAGCCGTACCGCTGACTGGCGGCCCCTAATTCTCGGGGAATTGTCCCCTTATGAGAGATGGGGCTACTGGCGCCAGGATGAAGTCGTCTTCATTGCGAACGGCGACCGGAGGGAGCCGTGAACGGCGGAGAATGGGCAACCCACCGGGAGCGCAAGCGTTCCAGGGATGAGGCCCGAGAGGCTAAAAGGCGCCTACAGATCGAATGGGCTGATAAGTTGTGGCTCGCCCAGCACCATCCAACAGATGACGCCGTGTTGGCGTGGCTGAGCGAGAATCGCGCTGAGGCCAGCAAGATAGGTTCCAGCCGTTGGCACCTTGAAACACTTCCGGACCTTCACCAACGGCAGCAACAGCTGCGGCAGGCTGCAGCGTTCCAGGAAGTGTTGGACCGTGCCAAGGTCAGCACCCAAACCCTCACAGTTGAGGAAGTGCTAGCGGCTGGCGGTTTTCCACAGATTCCACAAGATCAGCTGGGGAAAACGGAAAACGCCGCGCAACCTGCCGCACGTTCCAGGCGCAAAGATGCCGGCAAAGCCCGGCCATCCCGCAAGCGCTCCAGCTGATCAGCCATGGCTCCCACACCGGGAGCCTTTCTGCTGCCCTGGTTTGAGAACGATTCTCATTCCCCTTCTCAGTGAGACTCACGAGACCCACACCAAGACGCCCCAAGGCTGAGCACCAGCAGACCTCCCACTATGGGAGGATGTATTAACAGCATCGCCAATAAATACCAGGTATTGGCATTATGAATGGCCGAAACAATACATGAATGGCAGTTATGAATGGTTTTTCGTCGAGGGCGAAGCCCGAGACATGGCGTTCCAGTGAATGAAGTTTTAGGCAGTATGAATGGCCGTTTGTAAGTTCTCGAAATACCTGTGGCAGCGTTCCATGAATGACTTTTCTGCCTGCTCCAGTTCTGCGGCGTCCATGTAGTGCACGTTGGGGGCACCACAGCGGCGTGCCAGCACAATGACAGCGCCGGATGCTTTTAAGCCGGTTAAATGTTTGAGTCCCAGTGAATACGCTCCACACTGGTCAATGTATGAATGACCGCTGGGAAGCCTGTCGTCGCGGTCGGTTTTACGTCCCACGCTAGTTTTCCAATCGACAACATGAATGCCTTGTTTACCTTTTACAGTGAGTAGGGCGTCTGCTGTTCCAGCAAAACCTGCGGGGTGGTGAATGGAAAATTCCGATGCAAAAATCTCGGTGACGTTATCAGCGATCCAGTCAGATAACCCTCTTGCGTAACCTTTGGCGCTGAATCCTACGGGGGGAACATTGGGGCGTACCCTTTTAAGTGCCCACTGCGTTATGGGGACAGGAATACGCGCCAGTCCTTGTTCGTCCCAGCGAATAGAGTTGCGTTTGTTTGCTGTAGAACGAGCTAATTGCATTGAGGTTTTTAATAAATACTCTGCTTGATTGTGTGCCATATTGCCTCTATTTGCTGCAACATTTCGCTGGCAGGTAGCTTCTACTTCCCCGAGGCGGGCGGCCCAGCGTTCCAGTCCGGTGGTATCGCTGGTCTCCTTTAGTACACGAGTAACTGAATGGTAGATGTTGCCGTTAATGTCCCGGTAAATCCTGCCGCCGGGGTCGGATTCGTCGTCACGTTCCAGTCTCCAACGCCTTAATCCAGCAAGTGTGTCTTGTGTATTAGGCATTGGATACTCTTTCCCAAAATGAATCTAAGCCATGCAGGCGCTCAACGCAAGCAAATTCCCCAAACAAAAGACGTTTAGCCGTTATGTAAGCGGTGTACGCCTCTAACGGGGTCAAAAACTCACCAAGAGACAAGTGCTGCTTTTTGTACTTGATCTGTGCTGCGTACTTACCGCTAGCCGTAAGCGTCCAGCCGGTGTGAGGAACGTTTGCCATGTTTTGGCTCTGAGTGCAAAGGCGTAGGTTCCACGGTCGATTGTTGGTTGGGTCGCCATCCCAGTGATCAACGACGTGAGGATCAGGGTCCGCTCCATCTACCCAAGCACGCACCAGGCGGTGCGCTCCGTACATCTCACCGTCTACACGGATAACGACGTAGCCGTTCTTGGCTACGCAACCTGCGGGACCGTTAAGGCGGCACCGTGCAGAAGTACGAATCCTCCAGAACAGCTGCCCGGTCAGCGGATTAAACGAAAAAACCTCCCACAGACGTTCTGGGGAGGGTAAAGGCTTGTACTTTGGGGCCATCAGCCGGTGATGCGGTTGGTCGGGGGCAGGAAGTTAGCGCTTCGCTGCCCCACAACTTTAACCGATCAAACGGCTTTGAAAGGGTTTCCGCCTGCGTAAAGGCGCGTAATGTCGAAGCCTTCGGCCTTGGCTTCCAGCCAGGCGGCATCAATGTACTCTTGGCTCCCTTTCTTTCTGGGCATAGGACGCACCGTGTACGTGGTAGTTAGCCCTGTGCCGGCCTTACTTACCTGAAAGTCCCATTCCAAGAGATTTTCGTAGTCCTCAAGCTGGCTGATGGCATCCAGTTCTTTAATGATTGACTTTTGAGTGATCTGTAGAACTTGAACTTTGCCTGTGTCATACCCGTACACAGGAAGAGCTATGAAAAATTTGATGTCGGCGGTGCCTGGACCTCCACGGCCTTCACGGGGTTCAAATTCCCCCATTTCGGCAACCACGTCTTCATAGGTGGGCTCAAAATCCCAACGGAAAGGTTTGTTGGTGCCGTTTGCCTGGCCCCAGCACTCCCATCCTTCCAGAGGTTCGTCAGTGAGTAGGGCGAAGCGGACGGAACCACCATCGGGGAGTTTTGAAAGGCTGAGGTAGCCGCCGCCGGTGCTGTTGGAGGTGACTGCTGCTGAGGCGGTTTTGCTGAGAAATGCCATGGTCTAGGTGTTTGGTGTGGTCGGCAGGAGTGCCAACGCCTTACACAGTAACACCTGCTTGACCCCTTGGCTACCATGAAAAAACGGCCCTACAGCGGGAGCT